ATGGTTGCCGCAGATGCTCGAACAGCCATCACGTTCGGATTGACGCCTGGCAACGCACATGACGCACCCGCAGGCCGCGCGTTGCTTGAACACCTGGGGCCAGTGGAGCGGCCGGTTCATCTGCTGATGGATCGCGCTTACGAAGGCAATGAAACCCGCCAGTTGGCGCTCGATCTTGGCTTCGTGCCGGTGGTTCCACCCAAGTCCAATCGGGTCGATCCTTGGGAGTACGACAAGGAAATGTACAAGCGGCGCAACGAAGTGGAGAGGCTGTTCCGTCGCTTGAAGGGCTACCGACGGATTTTCACGCGCTTCGAGAAGCTGGATGTCATGTTCCTTGGCTTCCTCAGCTTCGTTCTGGTCGTTGATGGGCTTCGAATGTGTTAACAGGCCCTAGATCCGCAGTACCGATCATGGCTGTTGTCTCAGGCTGTGCCTCAGGTATGGGCTGCAACATTTTCCCTCCATCTTGATAAAGGCCAGGGCACAGCAATCGCGACAGCAGATGCTGCGGCCGGCGTGGTGAAAAGGCTAAAGGATGAACCTGCGCTTCCTCCAGAGGACGTTGTTGCCAAGTCGGGCTTCGTCTTTTCCTTCGACGATTTTCGGGGCTGGTACCGTGTCACTCATCGATTGCAACAGTCCAGTGGCTCGATCTACCGAGATCCCACTGATACGGAGATCGAGCAAGCCTTCGAGAGCTACCAACAAAGCCGCAGTGACTTCTACTAAGGTCTGGGAACACTAGGCCGATCTGGCCTCAAGGAGGTCATTGCACTCGCAACCGCCGCCATCGGTATGCAATCTTGGCGAATCCGGGGCAGTTTTTCCGTCGTTCCATCTTGAAGTAGGCATGGCCAAGCTCGATCCCCGTGTTTCCGAATTTGAGTCCACCGAAGCCGCCGACTACGACTGGTGGTTCCGGGCGAAGATCGAGCGCGCCATGGCCGACACGCGGCCGACGATTTCGCACGACCAAGTGATGGCGCGCACACGCTGCGATCGAAGCCGCCGCGAAGCGATAGAAGCTCGCTGATGAACCAGGTCCAGAGCTGCAGGAACTTGTCGTCCTATGGAGCAGCGCTGCTGGAACTTAAGGTCCAGATTTCAGTACTGGCGGCTGTTCTGGTCAACTCCGGGGCGTTTTTTCCGTCGTTCCATCAAAGCTGGGGCGACTTGTCCAGGCTCCGAGAAATGTGCGGCGTATGTCCGCGGCAAATGGGGTGTATGCCTGCGGGAACGGGGGCATTTCCTGCGCGGCAATCACCGGCCCAAGGGCCGGTCAGGTCTACGCGCTCGTAGGTGTCAAAGGTCATTGTCCAGTCCGCTTCCTGTGGAGTGGGCTGCAGTAATAGACCGCGACGGTGCAAAGCAGCGTCAACAGTACGACTTCGCATAATGTATATTATGTAAAACGTTTGGAAGCGGACTGAGCTATTACGGCGGCTTGATAAAGCTGCTGCTAGCATCCTTTCTTCCCAGACGAAAGTCCCCGGCGAAAGGAAGCATAGAAGCATGTGTGAGTATCTGAACGGCCGTTTCATTGGATGGCGAATTGCAGGCAATTACCTCGTGAGTCCGGACGGTGATCGGATGACACCGGAACGCCTGAAAGGCCTTGTATGGCGAGATTCGATGGAACTACGACTTGCAGGCTATGCGAGCAGACGGAAGGCCGAAGCGGCGAAAAAACGGTTTGCGGAACAAACAGTAAAGGTGGTCGTCGTGAATCTGAGTAGCTGGCGAGATAGACACTTCGGCACGATGGCTGGATGAGCTTTATCGCAGGGGCACATGCCCCTGCACCACCAATGAATGCGAACTGACAGATATAGGCGAAAAGCCGCGCCCCTGTGACTGCGCCCCGCAGGGGCTGTCAACGACACGAAGAAGTGATCTACCTGCAGGACGTCCTCCGGCGCAGGCGTGAAAAGCGGTTATCAGTGGGGAGGGATCCGGGGTTAGCCGACAGCGGCAAGCGCAGCCCGACTGGACGGGGGCGGCGGCGTCCACGGCGCGGGTGAGGCGTTATCCGTAGGGGCGCTGCCCCTACACCCCGGCTACATGCGAACTGACAGATCCAGGCGCAAAGCCGCGCCCCTGTGACTGCGCCCCGCAGGGGCTGTCAACGACACGAAACGGATATTTCATGACGCGTCAGAATTATGTCCGAAGAACGCAATGCGCGCTCGGCGAACCCGCGAACGCCTACTGCCACAAGGTCTCCGGGGTCGCGGATTTCTGCAGACGACAACGTGATCTACCTGCGGGATGTGCTGCGGCGCAGGCGCGAAAAGCGGTCTGCAGTAGTGGATGGCTCGGGGGCTGGGAGCCACCAGTTGGCCGAACTGGACGCGGGCGCAGACGCCAACGGCGCGGGTGAGGCGTTATCCGTAGGGGCGCTGCCCCTACACCCCGATTACTTGCAGGCGTCTTGCACAGCGTTGTCCCACTGGCTAGACAAAGCAAAATCTCGATGAACCCCGGCAGCCTCATAGACAGTGGCACGGCTACGCTTTGCAGATTCGCATGCACTGCCGGATGAAGATCCGGAGACATAGGCAGCAGAAGCGGAAGCGCGATCAGCTGCATAACGCCGATCTAGCTGTTTCTGAATGCGATAGCGCCGCCAAAGTTCGGCGTTGGTTGGCTCAGCGACCGGCGTGGCCGCCCAAACCTTTTCAGCAGGGCCGGCAGCACACGGCGCGGATTGATAGACAACCTGGCCGCGCTCCCTGCACTTATGAACCTGCTGAGCGTCAGCATTTGGCGAAAATATGAACATAATCAAAACTAAAGATGAACATTTTATAAATGGCATGATTCTTGCGTTATTGCTTTCCGTTGCGATAAATGTTAAGCGCCCTGAATTGATGTAGCGGTTTCAGGATAGCAAATTTTCTTTGAGAAGGCAGAAAACGGCCAGGTGCGCGACGTAATAGGCATAAAACGCCCACCGGAAGCGGGGAAGCTTCCAATTGCGATGCCCATCCTCGATGAGAGGAATCGCAAGGAGTGCCCAGGCATTGCCGTTGTAGAGACACAGAAGCGTCATGGCCAGAAGGACTAGGACAGGGAGACGCAAATGGGCCAGGGTGGTCGATGCTGTTCATAGCTGAATGCCTGTGGACGGCACGCTAGTGGACGTGGTGTAGCCGGGAGACTCGGGGAACGTGCCCTGATGACGGTTACCACGATCAATGCTTGTGACGCCATGCCCTCGCTCGGCGATGCTATCTAGACCACGATCAATCTGTGTTGGGCCATCAACATAGCGATCATCGCGGCGTGCGCGATATGGCTCGTACTGGCCGCGCCGGGCGATATAGCGGCATGTTTGCTGATCCAGCACATACTGCGTGCCCTGCTCTGTCAGACATGTACAAGTGGGGCCGATACGGTCACCGCTGGCGTTGTTACCAGTGAGCGAAGACATGCAAAACAACCGCGGCGGCTCACTCGGAAGCGACAACTTGTCGTCATATGCGGGTGCGCTCCACGGCTCGGACGGGATACGCGGCAAGAATCGCTTGGCGTATTCGGCAGAAGTCATCGCCTTGGCGGGCTGCGCTGTCCCGCGCGCCGTCGCTGACGCTCCGTCGCGTGGGACAGCTTGCGACTGCGCGGCGTTTGTCTCTGGCGTTATCGCCTCGCCACCTAGTCTGTTTCCCATCCTGCCAAACGCGACATACATCATCACAATTGCCGCCACCAAGAAGATAGGCAGCGCAATGTAGTACCAAGGAATCTTTCGCTCAGTGGTGTCAAGCTCGGTTGACTTGTAGGTGCCCATGGGACGCGTGGGCAGCTTCTTGCGCCTGACAATGAGCGGGTTAGCCTTCTCTGGGCGAGACTCAAATCGATCAAATTCGCGCAAGTGCACGAACTGGGTACCAAAACGACGACGCACATGTACATGGCGTTCGATCAGATCATGCACGAACTGATCGCATTGCTTGTCAGGCGATTGGCTAACGAAGATGAAATCAAGACCGCGATGCCGATGCTTTGCAAGTTGCTCGACGTGATGCGGCACCCTGGAACCAGGGGGGCGCTTAGGCAACATGCTGTGTTCGTAGGCTTCATCGACCAAGGCGACAGCGCCATCGGGCAAAAAATTAGGCCAGTCGCAGAACTGCTGTGGCGTCATCTCAAGAACGCCCGTTTTTGCGTAGTCGAATTCGCGGATATTGCACGCAAACGTCATGCGGCCCTGATCCTTGTACTCAAGCAATTTTTCGATGGCATGCAGCGTCTTGCCATGACCAGGCTGACCCGTGAACCAATAGATCATTGGTTCGCTCCCAAGGTATCAGCCACGCTTTTGGGTACGAGGAAGACTTTCCACGCCATGCGCACCGTGAGCGCAGAGAGCACCATAGACATCGCTGTACCGATGCCAAGGTAACCAAGCATCTGACCTGCGGGACCATCAAGGCCAGAGATGTTGGTCGTGATGAATTCTTTCAGCCTCGGAAGAACGGCCTCAAATGACACAAGCGTCAAACCAAACGTACCGAGGATCTTGCCGACAATTCCTGCAGCAACATCCTTCAGCTTGCCAAGCAAAAAGAGAACACCCTTAGTGATCCACTCCCAGACCATGCCCATGTCAGAACCCCCAGCCCATTAAAATTCGGATTGCCAGATATGCGCCATACATCAGAATCAGGGCGCGCAAGATCGCAGCGGCCTGACAGAAATATGGGAAATCAGCGCCATTGATCGTAGTGCCCTTGATGGTAAAACTTGGCGGCTGCGGGCATGACGAATTGCCAAAAATGTTTTCGGTATCAAGCTTCGATGTTGACACGCCGATACCGAATTTCTTTGCGCCATCAATATCAGATTTTCCATCACCTGGATCGGTGACATTGCCGCTGCCCTCAAGAGCATCGGCAACGCCGTTACCATTCTTGTCAGTTGAACTACCGCTTGCGTTGGTACCCTTGGCGAGCTTTTCGAGTGCACACGTTGAGCGCCACTGCTGCATCAACTGCGCGTATTCCATCGCATCGCAGGCATTACCGGTGCATACAGGTACAGCATCGCAACTACCGCCGCTGATGTTCTGACTGCGCCGCGTATTGCAGTCGATGCGCCACTGAATTTTCACCTGTATACATTGAATGGCATTGCCACTACAGCTGGGCGGTGTCTCGCAATCATCACCACCAGATGCTTCGTCTTTTTCGCCTTTGCCGCCATCGTCGCCGCCGTCCTCATCACCCTTGCCGTCACCATCCTTGTCTTGTTTGCAGGTGCCATCCTTGCCGGGTGCTTCACCCTTCGCGCACTGACCCTCCCCTGGCAGGCATTTGCCGGCAGGCGACATGATGGTGCCTGGCGGGCATTCCTCTTTTTCAGGTGCGCAATAAAGCGATCCCTGCGCGACTGCACCAGGCGTTGACGCTTGCACAGCAATCATGCCTTGTGGGCATTTGTTCTCAGGCTTGCATACACCGTCTTGCTTCACCTGACCTTCGGGGCAACTTGGCTCGATGGGCTGACACACACCCATGTAACCATTCCAGAACGTACCTACAGGGCAATTTTTTTTGTAGTCAGGGTCGCACAGCGCACCAGTAGGACTGCGAGTGCTGGTCTCATCGTCACCGTTCTGGCGGTACTTCACTTCGCAACCGTTCCAGCATTGGCTAGAGCCATTAAGCGGAAGAAACTGTGTGATTGCTGATGGACTCGCCTGGCATGTCTTGGACGGGTCGAACATCCAACGCCGGCTATTACGAAAGCCTGTCTCGAAACTATCCTCTTTTCGTCGACAACGCACCTCAACGCCGTAGCGATTTCCGCCATCCAAGTAAACCTGATAGCTCAGCATGGACCATGAACCAACTGTCGTGCAATACCGATCAGCGCTAGCATCAGCAGCAGCCAAGGAATACGCCTGACCTTGCGAACAAAGCGGACTGCTAGTCGCGGTACAAGGTGGAACGTCCTCCGCACGCGCATTGTCCACGCCGAGCGCAGCGAACAAGAATGCAACGATGACGTAAGCACAGCGCCGAGCGACTGCAGATGCAAACACGCGCGCGAGCCAGCGCATCACATGCCCTCGAATGCGAGCCAAGCGCAGCCGAGCAATCCAATCAGTACGAAGTAACCCATAACTCCCCCCTTTCACCTAGAAAAAAGGGGCGAACGTTTCCGCGCGCCCCTTGTGATACAACACGACCCGGCGCTTACTTCACGCGCTTGATGTAAGCCCACACAATCGCGACACCAATGAGGATGGCGCAGGCGGCGATGACCAACCCCATATCGGTCTTGCCACCGGACAACTCGCCGGCAATGGCAGCACCGGGCGATGCAGAATCGGCCGCGAATGCGGCACCCGATGCGAGCAGCGTGGACGCACCAGCACCGACCTTGGCGGTGGTGGTGGAAGCAAAACGACGTGCAGCATTGACAACGTTCTTCATAACTCTCTCTCCATATCAGTAGACCCCTACACGCGCCGCGCGGAATACGAGACGCGCTTTAACCCCTATCGCCCACATCGAAATGATGGCAAACGCGACAATAGTTCCATCGGCCAGATCCAGGGGCGGAAGAACTGGCTGGTGGTACGGCATCCACACAGGAACCGAACACGTACCGTCCTGCTGCATGTTTTGCGCAGCGCAACCGACGACGTAGAGCGGCTCAGGCGTAGACATGCATTACGCTGCCTGGCGCTGCGCGGACTTGGGCTTCAGCTTGGCAAACTTGCCCAAGGCGATGTTGGCTTTGTCAGCGCGGTTCAACGTGCCATCTGCTTGCAGCGATACGCACACGGCCATGACTTAAGCCGCCGCGCGCGGGGAAGATGGCTGCCGGGGCTTGAGCTTGGCGAACTTGCCCAGCGCGATGTTGCCCTTGTTGACTTGCAGCATGCCGGCAACATCCAACTCGTATTCACCAGGTGCGAACGGGTTCTGACCGTCTTCCAACCGTGCCTCGTAGGGATACACGAACCCATCCACCTCAAGGCGGCATTTCTGCTTGCGCGTGGTGTAGCTGCGCTCCTTGCCCTTGTCATCTTCGAACGTGCCGCCACGCTCATCGACTTCGCTATTCAACACTGTGACCTTGATTGCGCTCATGGTGTAACCCTTTTTAGGTTTGATTGATCCCGACGATCCGGGAGATTCTCTTGACCACATTTGCTGTTACCCACGTCGGTGGCCATAACGACGCGCAGCGAATTTCAGTCGGCGCACTCCGGGAACAGCTCATCCAACTGGTTGGAGATCCGTATCTCCAGATCGAGCTGTTGCAGGTTCTTGAAACGCCCCGGTACACCGTCGTGCGTGAGATATCGATCCAGCACGGCAACCGCATATTCGTGGCTGCGCGTGTTGAGCGCGTTCCACAGAACACGCAGGGCACTGCCCGCCTGGGTGTCGATGAAATCGACCATGGCTTTGACGGACGGATTGACCATGCGCTCCTTGAGCTGCAGGCGCGTCAGTTCGCCAATGACAAGGTCGGCAAGCACCGTGTACGCACCCGCGAAGTACTTACCCGGATCGACCAGAGCGCCCAGCGGCAGATCGATGCGCTTGGCGTACAGACGCAATTCACAGCGTGTCCAGTCGCTGTCAGGGTCGCCGAGCTGCTTGCCCTTCTCGTAAATGCACAGCTCTTTGTGACCCTTCTGGCCAACGTAGAAGCTGCAACCCTTGGCGTTGCCCTCGTCGCTGATGTGCTTGGCGTGAGGCGGTCGGCCGTTCATGGTGAAGGCGCCATCGTGGTAGGCGTCGCGGAACTGCTGCACATCGAACCACTTGCCAGCGTGGTCATCGATGGCGATATCGACACGGGTCAAATGTGCGCCGAGGTCCTGGGCAATGCGCTCTACATACGGCCAACTGGGAACCTGGCTACAGCCCTGCCCTGTCAGGCTGATGCAGACCTCGCCAGTATCAGCGACACCAATACGACCACACACGCTTGAGGTTTCATCGATCAGCGTGGCGCTGCGCTGGTACTTGAAGTTCCACAACCGCTCCTGCAGGGGGCCAGCAACGATGCTCCCAGATGTCCCGAAGACGTAGGCGACGATCTGCTGGCCGTTCATGCGCTTGAGCAGCTTGATCGCCTTGTCGGTGTCAAAAACCAAAGTGCAGAAATCGATAATCGGCTTCGAGAGACCTTCGAGGGTCTGAGACTTTTGGCCCGTGTTACTGCTCGGGCCACCCGGTTCCGCCGGGCCTGCACCAGTCTGATTGCAGGCTGCGACCGGTGAAAAGGGTAGGCAAAGGGCGAGAAGCGGCCTCACAGGTCACACTCACGAACGAAGGTGACAAATGCCGAGACCAATGCGAGGGGTACGAAAACAGCGAAGAGGACGAACCCGGCGATCATCAAGCACGCAATGAGATGATCAAAGACCGTGAACTGGGACCAGTCGAGGTTATGCATGTCGAACCTCGCGCTTCGCGTTGGCGACCAGGGAAACGTAGCTTTCGATGATGAAAACCTGTTCGCGGTGCGCGCGAAGTAAGGCATCGGCGCGATGGTCAAGAATCCAGATGACTACGCGAAGAAGGCCGAAGCCAACTGTCAGCGAGGAAGCGCTGAGCAATGCAAGTGCGTTTGTGTCAGTCGACAGTGCCATTAGGCGGCCTCCGCGACGGTGACACCACGAACGCGGAAATCGCGGACTAAATCGCAATACTTGCAACCATCGGCGACCAAAAAGGCAATGCGAGCAGCGGCATCGTCACGCGCTGCATTACGGGTCGGATGCGACGCGAGGACCACCCAGCGGCGACCGTCGCGGTACTGAACCTGAAATTCCATGGTAGTGCTCCCCTGCCCGGTGCCCGGTAGATCCCGCCACGCCGGCACCGGGCGGGACCGGGGGCGGGCTGCATACCCTTCGGAATGCACTTGCAGCGTATCCTATTTGGTATGCAATGCATACCTTTCGGAGAGCGAAAATGCACGTAGATACGCTGGTTGAACTAGCCATTCAGCGTTCGTTAAGGGGTAGTTTGCGAGGGCTTGCCGAGCAGATGGGGATATCGAGTGGTGCGC